CATACGGTTAAGCCTTGTGAGCGAATCGGAATTTAGATCATTATCTAAAGTCTGACCGTCTGCCAATATACCCGCCTGCAATGCTGCCTGATTAATGACTTCCTGAGCTGTAGCCATTACTCACCCTCTTTAGGTTCAGCCTTCTTACGCTTCTTAGGTCTAGCGGCCTTCTCTGCTGCCACTGGCGAATCGTGCCAGTCATCAGGCAGGCCTTGCTTAGAGTCAAACGAGCAACTAATAATCACACCATCGACGCATTGATACAAACATGTATCCATCTCACCACCTCGTAAATGAAAAGGGAGGTTTTACACCCCCCTCACATCCTAGTTGTTAGCTAATCGCGTTGCAAGCTGTGGCCGCTGCGCTTTATAACCATAAAGTACGTCAACACGAGTTGGGAACTTATCAGTTGTGATATCGTAATCTGACACGATCCGCATGCTGATACCATCCATTATCTCACGAGCGGCGAAATCTACACCGCTAGGCATACGGAGATCGGCAGTTGCGAAAGTGAATGCGTCCTTAGCGTAAGATAGTGAAACATCGTGAGAAGCACTAGCACCGCCTTGCTTGCTGATCGCTGCGTTATCAGCAGGCGATCCTGTTACGTTCTGCTTCCCGCCGGTAGTCGTGATTGCAGGACTAATTGCCAATGAGGTAGCAGATGCCCCAGAATCAGAAGTAACAACGAACGTTTGGAGCTGCCCAGTGTCAACCTTAGTTTCAGGGTGTACGCGGTTAACACCAGCTATAGTGATGATATCACCCTTCAAGAACGTAGTAGTCCCCGTGTCAACAGCCAAAGTTGAACCAGTCTGAGAAACACCGTCCACCAAGTATCCTGTAGTGGTTGCAGAAGTACCAGTTGCGTGCCGTGGCATTAATGTGTTCTCGAAGAATTCGAAACCAGCTGTACGACCGACCATGCCATCACGATATTGTTTGGCTATCTGCGTACTGTCTTGGAATAGACCCTTAAGCACATCAACTAAATCAACATTGTCTTGAGTAGTTAAGTTAGTCTTAAGATTTGCACTGCCTGCCAGGTTATCAATAAGCTGCTTACGACCTTCAAGCACTTTAACGAAAGTGATTGCCGAGCCTATGTTATCAACTTGGTTGTATACGTCTTTGTACATGCTTAGAGCATCGTTCTCGATGGATGCCGCAAGTACTGACATCATCGGATCAAGAATACGTGAGCCGAAAGTGTCAATATCAAGTGTGAGTTCTGCTGAAGTGAATTCTACATCAACACCCTTCTGAGTAGCAACTACTAGGTCAACACTTGTTTCAATGTTGTCCTGAACAGAGATTGCCGTACCAGTACGGACAGTGTACTCGTTAGGTAGGCGAACCTTTAAGGTGTCACCAATCTTAGCACCATCACGACCGAAAGACGCATCATGCTGACGGTCAATGTTACCAATGAAGTTAAGCTTTTGATGAAGAATGCGAAGTGCTTCGCGGGTAACCATTGTTGGGGTTAAGTTTTGGTTAGCCATGATTTAAATCCTCTTACTTTAAGTTAGATCGACGCCACTGTAACCACTCTTCTGTAGTCATTTTGTCTGGATCTTTACCAACTGCTTCAGATCCACCAAGTGGCTTAATTGGGTCTGGAGCAGTTGAGACAAGTTTCGGTTTTACCGATGCTAACTGCAATTCCAGCTTGGTTAACTCACGCATGCGTTGAAGAGGTTGCAAATTGAAAATACGCTCCGCCTCATCAAGGTTACTACCAAGATGATATGCAACTTCAGGCCCCTTATCTGATTCGAAGATCATCTCTGCAATAGATTGATCCATGAATTCGTGGCCGTACGCTACCGCATCAAAGTCTTGGAAGTTCGCACGCTTCTCATCAAGATTACTTAAAAACTTCTTTTGCTTATCTTGAAGTGCTGCCCGTGCTGCTTCCTGTTTCTGACGTTCTGTAGCTTGCTGCTGCTCCTGATTAAGCCTTTCATATGCCGATTGTGCCGCACTATCAGCTACAAATTCAGCTTGTGCTATTTGGAAGTCATCGTAACTTTCAAACTCACTTTCAATAGGCGCCTTTAAATCAGGTTGCGTACTTTCCTGCTTTTTCTTAGATTCAAGCTCGTTAAGCCTGCGTTCTAAGTCATCAGCCCTTATCCTCTCCTCATGTTTCTGCCTGGTTAACTCATTTATACGCTTCTGAACACCGTTAGGTTTCGCTTGCTGTTCGTTAGCGTTTGCCTCACCGGTTGAATGATCGGCTTGACTATCTTGCGCTGTTGATGAATCAGCGTGTTGCACATCATGGCTTACGGCTGTATTTTCAACGTCGCCTGTTACGTCTTCACTCATAGATAACGATCTCTCGAACTTAACCCGATGATGGCCACCGGTAGCCTTACTGCACAACCACCCCTGCATTGATATCCGCAGATGGTTGATTAATTAACCCAATGATATCTGACAGCGCCTGATTAAGTAAAGCGCGGTTCTCTTGCTCGGCTGCAAGTTCAGCGACTTTAACAGCGTTTTCTATCTGGTTTTGTTCTGATTCCGTTAATTTCTTATGTGTGTCGGCCTGAGTATTAGGAATATTTGCAAGTTTTGCTGCTGTATCAGCCTGCTTGTTTTCAATATTTGCTTGCTGCTCGCTCATGTTTAGCTGTGCTTGCTGCTGTTGAGCTTGTAACAATGCTTGCTGCTGCTGCATCTGTTGTGGATCAACTTCTTGATCATCATCTACGATACCTGGGGGTAACAGCTTACGAAGTCGCTCGGCCATTTCATCCGCACCAGGCCAATCAAGATTTTTAGCAACAAGATCACCCGCAACCTGAAGCACTTGAGGGAATACCCGTGCAAGTTCCACCATTGAATTTGCAGCTTCAACTCTTCTAGTTCTAAAATTCGGCCCTGTTGCCACGCGAACGTCATATTTTCCGCGCGTAATATCATTTTGAATCTTTGAGCCATCGGGTGTGAGTATAGGCTGATTAATGGTTACAAACTTCTCTATATCATCTTCCCCGCGTATTCTAACCGTGCGCTGCGTATCGTAGTACTTAGGCACAAGGTCAACAATAATAGCACCGGTATGCTCGATAGCCTTTGCCAGGTTATGCATATACACCGATGTACCCACATCAGCCTCACGTTGAAGCGCCACAACAGCTCTACCGCTGCGCTGATCGCTAAGCTGACCTGTAGACGGATCAAACACGCCTGTAGCCTGCTGAATGTCACCTGCTGCAATGCTAGCCTGCTGGAGCAAGCCCGCTTGAAGTGCTGGAGGTGCTATTCGCTGTGGTGGTGGTGCTTTACCATCTGGCTCGTAAGGCATGTAAGGTAGATTGTCCGTATTAGCCCTGTTCCAGAAATGCTTATAATTCTTGACTTGATCTTTAGTGACTAACCAAGGCGCTTTAGGTTGTAACGCTATCGTTTCAGCCGCTGCTGATGACCAGTAGTTATACATCCGTTGAGCATCTTTAGCAGGACGAACGATGCCGCGATACCTCGTCTCACCCTCAATATTATCCTCTTCCCCGTAGACCGGCACCAAGGGGATGAACTTGCCAGCCCATTTCTTATGGTCTAATACTTTGAAGGCGGTAAGCTTGTACCACTCAATATCAAAACTATCAACCTCACGCTCTCTAACTGGGGTGATGCCCTGCTGCTGATAAAGTGTAATATCCTCATCAGTGATACTTCCAGACTCGACAACCTGGCCATTGCTAAGCTGTGTGAGTTTCTTCTTAGTCTTACGCTTTACGTAATACTCACCAATGCGTATTGAATCCGCCGCGTACCAACGCTCACGCTGCTCACCGGTGCCTTTGTTAGATATGGATACAGGCATCTCAACATCAGGAAACTCACGCTCAAACGCTTCTTTAGACATTGTGTTACTGACAATCGCAAACCGTCCGTCCTGCTTCTGTGGTTTGATCGCGTCAGGGTCAAAGTAAACCGTGAAAGGGTTTTTAACTGGAACAATCACAACATCCTGTTCAAACACATCATGTTCATTCTCTTTAGTGTTCACCCGCCACACGCCATAACCACATTTAACTTGGCTCAATGCCGCGTTAATGTAAGTACTTTTGGCGTCAGATGCAGACTCTATGTTACGAACCAAACCTTCCAAAACATCCGCTGTTTCAGGGTCTGAATTGTCATCTATCGGATGAACCTTAATGCTCGGCATATTCTGGCGCATATCTCCGAGGACTTTACGCACACTCTGACCGATCCGATCCATAGTAAGCATAGGTCTGTTTTTGCGATCTTTCTTTACATCATCGGGCCACTGGTCCAGCGCGGCGAATCTTAAATCCTCAACCTGTTCTAACCGGTTGTGGGATTCAGCCGTAAAAGCAAGATCAAAGTCACTCATGAATTGCTCAATGACTTTCTCTTCATCCTTCTGGCTTAACTTCTTGTCTGATTCTTCAGGCATTCATCCACCCCACATCATCGGGTAATTCAAGTCGTTCGTTTCTCGTTGCGCTGACGGGCTCAGCAAATGTAAGCGCTAAAGCATCGCCATCGTCAGGACTAAATCCGTATTTATGCTTAATTCGGTCTTTCTTCCAAAGTACGATGCGATCGTGCGAATCACGATCATAAGGTGAGGCGCATAAATCAGCTTGCAGCTCATCATCATCAGGTAGTTGAACTTGTAAATTCTCATCACATAGCCACAAGTTCATTTCCCCCCACATTTCACCGCGCTTATTCTTATACTTCTCATCATTTAAAGGAGAGCTGCCGAAATAAACAGCTTTCACTTTTTCTTCATAGCCTAATTCGTGCAACCTATCAACTAAGTCTGCCCCACCACCGGCGTCGATAAACACCATATCTGGAACTTTACCAGCGATTGGACACACCGCATCAAGAATTCCTTTAACCTTTGACACCATCTTGCCAAGGGTGTCAACTTGATCACCCGTCCAATTCTTTTTAGCATATGCCTTTCTCCCCTGACGCTTAATAACAGAGAAACGGTCACCCCCTCTTGACGGGTCAACACCAACAATCAAAGGCCCGTTACCGTTAACCTCATTCTTACGAGCACGAACAGCCACATCAGAACGAATTAAACCATCGCCGCCACTGAGTTGAAACGCTTCGGCCGCGTTCATAGGGTATTCTTGCTTAAAAGCCTTCCCACCATCCGAACCATCAGCGCTAAGCTCAGCAACCTTTAAGCGCCTCCAGTAAATTTGCTCATCTGTAAGACTGTATTCACGTATTAAGTTACGCTCTTTTTCGGTGGCTGTAAAATTATCAGGAGTTTGCTTAACGTATTCATCCTGCCAGAACCACGGTATAAAGATAGGAATGAACCCACCCCCTCCATGTTCTGCTGTTTTCCATTGTTGATGGAAGAAGTTACCCACACCATTAGCAGTAGATTCATAAACTACTTCAGTGTTGGGCGCATCAGGTATCGTCTGGAGCACTCCTTTCGCATGTTCACCGGCATTAGGCCAAAAAGCTACTTCCGACCCATGAAAGAATTGGTTTGTTTGAGACCGACCAACCGACTTATTTCCAGCTGTGCCAACCTGATAACCTGTATCAAGTTTATGGAACAACATCTCTTTTGCGTTGGCTGCTGACGTTTCAGGCTTCATGAACTTAGGTAGGTGTTCGTAATAACGCTTAGCCATGTTGAAGATATTCTGAGACGCATCATCTTCATGCGTGAGTATGAAAGCTCTAACAGACTTAGTATGGGTGACACGCCACATAAAGCGTCCCTGCATATACGTAGAGCATCCTTGCTGACGGCCCTTAAGAATAATGGCCCTGACCTTGCCAGTTTGAGAACGTTGTTTTTCTAAAAGCTCATGAATGTATAGTTGAGCTTTGTTTAATTTGAAAGGTTGTAGCCCTTGATCCTTAGTTCTGACTTGAAGACAGTTCCTAGCATAGAAAAGGAAATCATTTTTGAGGCGTTTACGTGTTTCAATCTGTTTCTTGTTCATCGATCAATGAATCAATCCACTGCTCATGTGTTAAAACGGAAACCTCACCGGTTAACTCAACAGCTTTTCTTTTGGGGTAGGCGTATTGGCACATCTCTTTGTAAATACTTGATGCAAGATGCATATCCCCTTCGTTTTCGGCCTCTTGGGCTATCTTAACGAGTTTCTCCATTGGATCGCAATTATACGAGGCTAGCTTATCATTGAACTCTTGAGTCTTCTTGTTAAGCGCCCCTTTCTTTCGACCACCCGTTTTCCTACCTACTGCCATCTAAACCTCATATCGTGCAAATCTGTCTAAATGCTTCTACTTTAGAAGCAGGATTACAAATCCTCTACCAAAATTCTAAACGATCTTTCGAAAGTCCGCCCGCCAGTTGTCTTTATCTTACATGTCACCGATGCATTTGCTCTACCGCCCGATGATCGTAACGAGTTCAAACCACTTGTCCCACCGCTCACAAAAATTGTCACTAAATTACCACTAGTGTCAACAGAATCTACAATGACATTTTCGCTCGCAACTGTCGCCTGAGCTATGCTATCAACACCCAGTAATGGTCTATAATCCAGTGTGTAATCCAGAACATCACAAGGGTCTTTGCTAAATGTGATGTTCTTATTCCATCTCATTACGTATTATCCGCTACACCTGTGAATATACCACTAGCGTTCATTTGTATTGTAAGCGTATTACCGTCTGTTGCTGTTACATCAGCCGGAGCATTATCTAATAACGAGTATGCAACCAACTTATCATTAACGCTCGTATCCGAGTAAATGACAGCAAACCTGGCTGTTATACTTCCACCGGATGCAGTCCACACAGTATCGGCGCTATCAAATGTGACCGTACCACTTACCTGCGACCACGTCACACTAGTTAGCGTATTACCGCCTGTTGTATAACCATTCGCATTGGCAACCTCATTAGTCAGGTCTCCAAGCTCACTGTTCGTCAATGTAGCGGCATTGCTAGTACTTGTAAAAAGAGCGACCTTAAAAGTGTCACCATCCATATCTATGGTGTTATCACCCATCAATTCAAGAAAGCTATCATATGTTTTCCATTTATCAGCAGCCATTTACACCACCATATTTCTATTTTCGCTGTTCAATGTGATATCTCTATCTTCGTTAGAAAATTCAATAGTCGTCCTGGCTATGCTGAAACTTCTAGCAGTAACTATAGGAATGCTCCCTATCAGAGTATACACACCTGGCGGTACTTCAACAACTGAACTGAAACCAGCCTGAACAACAGGTATCTCGCCTGCTAACTCATAAGATCCTGCTGGAACCTGAACGGTGATGTTATCACCAGCCTGAACAACAGGTATCTCACCTG